TGTATGCGTCCCAGAGTTTGGAGGTGGTTCTTAGCTGAGAACGATGGGCATATTAGCGACACCCTCTGCCTGTTACCGTTTGTGTCGTGTAGAGAAATGCCAGTTCCTCCCGCCGCGATGTTTACAACCAAGACATGCTTTTCATCGTTTTGGAATCGGTCTATGGCGTTCTGCCTATCCTCCGCTGACTGGCCTCCTTCGATTCTACCGCACCCCAGATTCTGGCAAAGTGTTTGGACTGTTTCAGAGAAATTGACAAAGATAACCACACTCTTGCCTTCCAAGACAAGAGCTTCGGCCATATCGACGATATCAGGTATTTTGAAGGACTCAGCCAGTTGGCGCGCGCGGAGTATGTTCACCAATACATGTTCACTATCTTCAACCGTCCCGTTCTCAATATACTGTTGGACAATCTCAGGGGTGATCCCTGCTTTCGCGTAAGCGGATCGGATCTTGGAGGAGTTGCTGAACTCAATGGTCTCGATGATCACGCGGTTATTTTTGAACGAGTCGGGGAAATCGTCCACAGTGAGTTTAGCCACGTTTTTTCCATACATTTGATTACGTAAGATAGGGAGGACAGACCTTTTAATAAGCTCCCATTTCCCCCATTCGTTTTGGCGGCAGCCGTTTCGCATCATCCACGAGTACCAACTTTGTAGGCCTTTTTCTGTTTTGTTCAGCGAGTGGAGCCCCAGCATATATCCTAAGCCCCTCATCTCAGTGGGGTCTTCTGCTGCGGTAGCTGACATGCCGTGTACTGAATAACCTTGCTGAATAAGGGAGATAACGAGCTGGGCATTCTGGGTGTAGGGCCCTTTGCATTTGTGGATCTCGTCGATTAAAACAAGAGTGTTATCTGGCAAGGACCACCTCATTATCTTCTTCCCCGCTTTTTTCATGTACGGTGTTTTTCCCGTCCGTATCTTCTCGAAATTCAGAACAAAGACTGGGTCCACGCCTGTCTCGTTCATCTCGCGTTCCCAAGAAGGTACAACAGCTTTGGGGCATATGACGGCCACGGGGCGGTCGAGGGTTTTAGCCATCTGGCAAGCAACCACGGTTTTGCCAACCCCAGTGTGGGATGTGTCGCATGTGTTGTCTCCTTGCTGTTGCTGGGCGACGAAGAAATCGTGCAGGTCTTTTTGTTTTGGGAAAAGTGTTTTCATTAGTGCAGGCGGCTATTAAACATGGCGTGGATTAGAATAAGCCCTAGTTTGGAGGGAGAGAATCTAGGGGCACGGCCGAACCCTTTGTATATCTTGCGGTGTTTTTCTGGCGTCAGGATGACGACCTCGTCTTCTTGGGCCCTCCCTATTCGGAACCCCGACTCAAAAGCTGCATCGATAGCTTTAGACCACAGTGGGGCTTTGTTGGGTAGCGTAATATCGTGAAGCTCAAAAAACTGAGCCACTGTCTTTGGTGTGTGATGTTTTGGCACTGCCTATGCCCTTAGCACACCTTGGGGCTCTCCCCCATAAAAAAATCAACTTTTTTCTAGCGCTGACGGGGTGGGTCGCGGCAAACCGGTGGCCCAGCAAGAGTTTAGAAGCCCACCTATATGGTTCGCTACCACCCCGTCAGCACTAAGTATCACACACGGCACTGACAAGTGCGGGGGCACTATGTGGCGAAGACTATTTCCCGTCAACTCTTTTCTTCCCCCTTATGTAGTGGGCGATTAAAAAAGCGTCGATCATGCCGTCATGCGGGGTGCGGCACCTCTTGTTCTTTAGCCAGTTTTCTGAGGGTTCGAGTTCCTTGGCTTTATCCAGTGCGGCCTGCTTAGATTTCCCTTTGGGGACATACCCCAGTATGGTTTTCTGCCATTTATGGACGCTGACTCTTACTGTCTCAAAGCCTTTGCACTCGGACATACCCAGTAACTTGCCGAATGAAATAGCCATAGAGCGAACCGCTTGGGAGCTTTTTGCGTGAGCCAGTGGTTCTTCGATAGCGAGGACAAAGGGGGTGTTAAAAGCCACTAACCACTCGTGGACTTTGCGTATGTCAATTTCGCGCTTTTTGCTCCGCTGCTGGCAGGGCATCGCGATTTTGTCGATCAGGCTGCCGTCGAACTGGGCTATCGCGCAAAGTCCGCCGTCCAGCCCGTTATCGACACCCACAATCATTTCTGTGTTTGCAGTGGTAGGCTTGCTGGTTTTTCTGTCGCCAACCATCCGCACTGGTCAATGCTTGCTCTCATTCGGCCCATGTGCTTGGTCAGAAGGACCAATGTGTTCTGATCATCGGTCAGTTCTTTGTCTAGCAGATTGGCTCTGTCCAAGAGCCAGTTTGCAAGTTCCCGACATTCGGCTGCACATTTTTTTCTACGGGCCTCCCTGACAATTTCTAAGTTCATCGTTACTATTTTTTGATTTCCGTTTCTTCTCTTAACAAGGCTTTGCAGAGGATTGCGTAATTTACAATGTCATCACATGCATCCTCCACTGACTCATTGTGGACTCGCAAGGAGCCATCGGCCACGAACGAGCGAATCCTCATCAACTTATCCTGCACCCGAAGCAGGAGTCCGGTCGCAGGGTGCAGACCCAAGGATCGGGATGCCTTGAAGTTCTCCAACGCATCGGTTGCTTCAGACCCACCAGTGTAGTCGCTATTCTTTCTCCGCATGATGTCTCGTGCGGTTTCGCAGGTTTCCTCGTGGAGTTTAAGTAGCTGATCGGTATTCATTCTGGCAAGGCCTTAAAAGACACAAAAACGCCATCTCCTTCTGAAGGGACTTCTAGGTCAACTCCTTTTTCCAGAAGACGGAGAAAACAAATTTCTTTCCAACAGTCGGGTACTACTCGGTAGTAAGAACCCTGAGCCACAGTGACTCTGTAGACGAACCTATTTTCATGTAGGTTTTTCCGGCGCAATACAGAGGGGTTCTTTACCACATGACGCTGCTGAAACATCGCATCAAGTTTTTAAAAACGCGGGTGCTGTGTCACCTTTAGCGTTTTGCGCTACATAGTCAATTAAATTGTAGGCAGACTTTTTCGATATATGCCACTTTTTAGCTAGGATATGGGATGCTAATTCGTGGCTATAACAAGCTATAGGGGGGCCGTTAGGGTGACGTATTACGCCCATATACGCTTCAGATATGGCTGGCAGGATAGATATTACATATTCGCCCTCTGTATCTTCGGCTCCATTGAATTCTAAAGAGAACCTATCCCCCCAGTTCATCTTTACTGGTGTCCTCCACGTCAATAATCGGTTTATCGGATACCCGCTTTTTGCCGTCTTGGTCGGTAGAATTGTTAAGGATTGAAATGTCGATCTGCATTCGGCCGCCGCCTCCTCCTGTCTTTGCGTTCAAGCCAAGGTTACGTCGGATCAGCTGATCCAGTTCAGACATCTCGCGTATGGTCCTTGGCCCGCGCACCATGCTCATGCTGTCGCGAAGGAGCTTAATCCCTGCGGCAGCAACGTAGTGCTGGTATTTGTCGGCGGGTGAGTTTTGGGATTCCGCTATCTCTGCAAGAACCTGATCTTCTTTTTCAGAGGCAGCGAGTCTGGCTTCCGTCGCGGCCTGTTGGGTCATGTCTGAGAGTTTTACTTCCAGTTTCTCCTTTAGTTGGTCCTTGTCGGGGTTTACATTAGGTAAGTTGAAACCTGCTTTTTTTGGGGGGAGGCCTAACTTGCGGAACCAGCGCCGCACTGTGTTCTGGTGAACCCCAAGATGCCGCCCAATAGCTGCATTTGTCATGCCCTGCGCGTTCATCTCTAGGGCCTTTTGAACTATCTCGGTGTTGCCTTCGTTCTTGTCCGCCATTGTAAAATTTGTAGATTTATATCTAGTTCTATCATGCCTTCCGATCCAACCAAACGCAAGCGTGTTATAGAGCCACGCATTGACCCCAAGACAAAAAAGATGGATGTGGGAGGGCTACTAATCCCACCCACCAGTGTTCTAACGGCTCTGCTATATGGGTTTGCCCACCACCCCCGCGCCTTAGCCCGTGAATATTATTTTTGGAGGATATGTGATGAACTCTGGAACCATGATGATCTGCCTGAACCTTTGATGGTTCGTCACCCATGGGCAGAGCAAATGATTCGTTCGGCCATCCACAACAAATACCTGTCAGTAGGGGGGTCAGCATCATCGGGTAAATCACATACAATGGCAGCGTGGGGGATTGTCAACTGGTTATCCCAGCCTCGCGACACTCTGGTATTGATGACTTCTACCACTTTGCGGGAAGCGCGCAAACGAATATGGGGCTCAGTGATCTCACTCTTGTCAGTGATTGAGGGGGCACCAATCAAGATTCGGGATTCAATTGGAAACGCGGCTTATGTCGATGAACGCGAAAACCTTATTGAGCGGGCGGGTCTGTCGCTGATCGCGGCGGAAAAGTCCAAGACAAGGGAAGCCGTAGGTAAGTTTATTGGTATTAAACAGAAGAGGGTGATTCTGATTGGCGATGAGTTGTCTGAGCTGTCAGAGGCCATTTTGAATGCGGGTCTGACTAACTTGTCGAAAAACCCGTTTTTCCAGATGATCGGGATGTCCAACCCGAACTCGCGGTTTGATGCTTTCGGCGTGTGGTCAGAGCCCAAGGACGGCTGGGAGTCAGTCGATATTCAGACAGCAGACGAGTGGGACACCAAGTGGGGTGGGAAATACATCCGACTCGACGGGGAGCGTAGCCCCAACATCCTTTTAGGAGAAACTAAATATCCTTGGCTACCGACAGCGGAGAAACTGGAAGAAGACCGTATACTACTGGGCACGGAGTCGCGGGGCTACATGCGGATGATCAGAGCGGTTTTCTTCGATTCTGACGAAACCACAGGGATTTACGCTGAGTCAGAGCTAACCAACTGTGGGGCAATGGGTAAGATAGAATGGGAGGGCAAACCTACCATGGTGGCTGGGATTGACCCCGCTTTTACAAATGGAGGGGACCGGACCATCCTCTCAATTGCGGAGGTGGGCTACGCTAGAAACGGCCAATACGTCTGTCAGTTTGTGGATGCTGTTCATCTGAACGATGACGCAACGAACAAGGCAGTCCCGCGCACCTACCAGATTGTTCAGCAGATCATAGATCACTGTAAACGTAAGGGGGTCAGCCCAGAGAATGTGGCTGTGGATGCTACCGGAGCGGGGGCTCCTTTCTGCGATGTGCTGGCGGGGGAATGGAGTCCGAACTTCATGCGGGTGACTTTCGGGGGCAAGGCATCTGACAAACGTGTTTCTATGAACAGTCAATTGACTGGGGAAGAACTCTACACCAACCGTGTGTCTGAACTTTGGTTCGTGGGTAAGGAGCTTATGAGGACTCGCCAGATATACGGGATCAGCTCAGATCTCGCCCAAGAGATGTGTGCCCGTAATTACGATATGATAAAATCTGGTTCCCTTAAGGTGAAAATTGAATCCAAGCCAGATTTCAAGGCTCGTTTTGGCCGAAGCCCTGACTTGGCTGATGCGGCCTTCCTCGCTCTGGACTGTGCTAGACAGCGTTTAGGGCTCGTGGCAGTTGACCCACCGAAAGACGATCAGGGTAAGGGGTACAGGAAACGGGTTACAATCAAATCGCTGGGTGGGGCGCTCCAGAACTCCGACACGAGCCTGCTCTCCTGACCCGAACTCAAAAAGTCCCCGCCAAATACCCTTGGTACAAATGATTTTAACATATGTACCAAGGGTAAATCGGGAGGAGTTTTTCAAATCGGTTTCACTGGTTCAGCCCTCCCCCCGCTAGAATTGACAATTATAGACTATAAGAGTAATTTAAAGTTTGTGGCTGCAAAAAGGTTCAAACGCCTACCTTCCGGCAGAATCCAGTATATGGGGGAGACCTACGCTGGGTTCAATAAGCCTAAGCGAGCCCCAAAGGGCTCGAAGAAAAAATTCGTCGTGCTGGGCAAGCAAGGCGACAAGATTAAAAAAGTTTCGTACGGACATCGTGATTACAGCGATTTCCGTCAGCACAAGAATCCTAAACGCCGCGCTAATTTTAGAGCGAGGCATAACTGCAAAACCGCAAAAGATAAAACAACTGCCCGCTATTGGGCTTGCAAACACCTTTGGTAATCATGGCTAACGGAGACGATAAAGACGATATACGTAAGAGGGTACTTCGCGTACAGCGGTCAAAGGATAGGCCCGACCCAGTCGCGGATGTTGC